AGGAAAGACAATTAGCTCAATTTGCTCAACAAGATAAATTGGCTAGAGACAGAGAGGCGGCTGCTGAAAGGCGCAGTCGCAGAGACATGGACCATAGAGAGCGTTTGGCTGCAATTAGAGCATCCCAACCAAGGGGTCAGGGAAGCGCAGCAAACACTCGATATGCTTTCAATATGGCTGAAGCGTTTAGCCAAGCGGCACAAGATTTGGTCAACATTACAAATATGCCAAGAGATACCGTCATGGGTAACTTTGCAGAGTTGGCGGGTAAATCTGGTGATTCTCTAAAGCAAGGTTTAACAGCGGCATTAGGTAGAAAGATTACTAGCCAAGATGAACGTATGTTTGCTCAATTAGTAGCCGGTCTTGACCAAAACATGGCTAGAACTTTGGGCGGTGGTTACGCAAACTCTGGCGCTAAACACGCGATTGAAGCGTACAAACAACAATTACCAAGAGCTGGTGATTCTGCTGCGACCTCAGCTTTATTCTTGGCCCGATTCAAACAAGAACTTGGTATCTTTGCGGATGTGTTTGAGGCGCATCCGGGTTCGTCTGACAAGATGGCTGGCAAAGTTAACAATTACATGAATGCTGTTAACAAGGCTATTCCATACAATGTTAACGATGTTTTGGATGCAACCAGAGGTTCTCGACAAACCATCAATCAACAATTTGAAGAATTGGCAACTCCTAGAGGCGACATAAATTTACCGGTTGATTCTGGCAATGCGGCTTCAACGCCATCGGCGAATCGCGCATTTCTAAGAGGTAGAGCGATTGTGCCTCGCGGCAACAAATGGGTATTTGAAGATGATGGGACGGAGGCTAAATAATGGCTGAACCACTTCCACCATTGCCAGCAGGGGCAACTATGGATATGTCCCCCTTGCCTGAAGGCGCAACGATGGGTACGCCACCTCTACCGTCTGGCGCAACGATGGATGCGATACCTTTGCCGTCTGGCGCAACCCGTGACAAAGCTCCGAAGTTAGATTTAAAAGAAGAACCAAAAGATGATTTTTTTGGTCGAGCAAAAAAGGTTGCTGCGGAAACAGGGATGGGTGCAGCGGTTGGTGCGGTATCGCCAGAATTGTTTACGCTTGCAGGTGGTGCTGCGTCTGCTTTTCCATTAACGGCTCCAGCCGCCCCATTTTTGTTTGCTGCTGGTCAGGCTTTGCGGGGTCAACGCTTGGCTCAATCCGGTCTTGGTGCGCTTGGTGGATTTGGTAGCGGGGCGGCAGGTGAAACAGCGGAAGCTATGGGCGCTTCTCCGGCAACCGTAGAGGCCATCAGATTTGGTGGGGCAATCGTTGTTCCAGAGTTTGCTAACGCCGCTACCTTTGCAATCAGAAAAGGATTCCAAGGTTTATTGGGACTCAACACCGCTGGTGCTGTTAGCGCCGTTGCCAAAGATTTAGGCGTTGACGAGGCAAAACTTACGCCAAGTCAAAGAGCGTTTATCGAAAAACAAATTAGCGACATTCGCGGCAAAACAAAAGCTGGCGTTCCTCAAGAAAAGATTTTTGCTGATTTAAACGCAGAAGCAGAACGGGTCGCTGCTGAGGCGGCTCAACGCGCTGGTGGCGTAGAACGCGCTGGAACGGCTGCTGGCTTGGAGCAAAAGCGCAAAGCTATGCAAGCGGCTGGTCTTGCTGAAGATGTCGGTGCTTCTGGCAAGCAACTGATTGATGAAGCCAAATCTAAGATTAGTAGAGTCGGCGACCCATCACAAGAAACATCATCTATCGGCAACACCATTAGAGAAAGAATCGTAAACCGGTTTAGCACAGAGTCGGTTCAGCGTTCTCAAGCATACAAACAACAAGAAGCAATCAGGGATGCCGCAGTTGCCGAGAAAGAAAGCAAAGGCATCTTGGTTGATTCGTTGCCGGAGTACAAATCTTTAATTACTGACCTTAGAAATAAGTTGTTGATTGGTCAAACAGCTCAACAACAAAAGACAGCGCCAGTAACAGAGAGAGGCGTGTTGCAGGTTTACCAAAACATTTATGACGCGATTACAGCAAGGCGTGTTGCGACAGCTTTTGATGCAGCGGGAAAACCAACGGCGTTCAAAACTTTCCCGACATCGTTTCAGGCGCTTGATGATGTTCGCCGTAGATTAGGTGACGCAGCGTTCGGGAAAGAGGTTGAAGGATATTCTGCGATTGGAACAAAGTTAGCAGAAAAGTATTACGGAAAGATTAGCGAGATACAGTCCAAGTTTGCGGGTGACGCGCAAGATGTATTGCAGCGTGATTATGAAATGGCATCTCGCTTGTTAGAAAAATACAAATCAAAGGCTGGTGAAAGAGCAACTGCGCTAGACCGGTTTGATGCCACACGTTACAAGACCGACGCACAGTCTTTGCCGAAAGATTATTTTAAGAGTGAGCAGAGCGTCAAAGATTTGATTGACTTAACTGGTGACAGAGCGTTTGTTACAACAGAGGCAAGCAACTTTGCTGCTAATCAGTTGCGTAATCTAAAAGACGCTACTGCGGTTCGTCGATGGGCTAACTCTAATTCTGATTGGCTCAAGGCGTTGCCTGAAGTTAATGCAAAAGTTAGTTCTTATTTAAATGCTCTAGAACGTGCGGAAGGGTTTGCTGCAAGAAGCGCAAAAGTTCAGAAGGGCATTGAGCAGCGCGGCAAGATGGCTGGCGCTGAGGGCGAGGTTGTTGAAAAAGTTGCAGGGAAAGAGGCTGCAAAGATTACAAAAGAAGCCGAGAAAATGGTTGACCGTTTGATTGGCTCAAAAGAAGCGCCGTTACAAGTTAAGAACATGATTTTGTCTGGCGACAGAGAAACATGGAATGCGATTGCGCCTGTAATTAGCAAGTCAGCAAAAGGTAAGGAAACGCTGGCAGACGCTGTTAGTCAAATCATGGCTGACCGTGCTTCTACGGGCATGAGAAGCGCAGGTATTACGTTTAGAGAAAATGTTGCGCCAGCCTTGCGCCGTACTGGTTTGATGGATGAAGCAAAGATTTCTCAGTTGCAATCGCAGTTAGATGAAATAGCCAAAGTAGTTATAAATGAAGAACAAAAGTTGAGTTTGTCTCAACGTCTATTACGCAATGCAATTACGGGTTATGCGGCTCCCGGCGTATATAGAGCTGGTTCGTCTGGTTACGATTATTTGACCGGCAAAGGCCAAGTTACTTCAATGGAACCAAGGTGATGATATGCCGTTGACCAAAGGTTATAGCCAAAAAGCAATTAGTAAGAACATTCGTCGTGAGATGAAGCGCGGCAGACCGCAGAAACAGGCGGTTGCAATCGCGTTGTCAGTTGCAAGAAAAGCAAAGAAGGGCAAGCGAGGCAAGCGTGGCTAAGAAAAGCAAGGGGATAAATCCTGACCTAGAGGATGCGATTTCGAGTACCTTGAAGTCGGTGATGAATGACAGCATGGCAAGCATCACAGAGAAGATGAAGGTGATTGACAGGGCTTTGAAGCTGGAGGCCATCAAGCTGAAGATGTCGGACGATGAATGGGGTTCCGGCTTTAATCTTGATGAGGATGACGATAAGGATTAGACTTGAGATTCTTCATATTAGGGGATAACTATGGAAGCAATCCAAGTCATTACTATAGCCTTGCGCGTCATCAGCGACCGGTTGATTACGATTTTGGCACTACTGACTTCATTTGGTCTAGGGTGTTGGACGATGTGGAACCCGATGTGGGAGCGAGTATCGACCCTAGCGATATTCGTACTATTCAGTTATTTGTTAGTAAGAGTGAAAGAAAGGAATAGCGATGCGCGACCCGAAAGACCTTCAATACAAGAGTAGCGTTCCCGGCGCAGAGGAACTGAACTACAGCCAGAAGTATGCAAAGGCTGTCAGACCGCAGAAGCCTTCTGACGCAACCGAGAACAAGCAGAAGTGGCAACCCGGACAAGTGCCGATTGGTGGCTACCGTTCAATCCTCTGTTTTGAGGATGGCAACTACACCTCGAAACTCTCTAAAACGTCTGGTGGCGGCAAAAAGGTGTACTAATGGCTAATAACATTGCGTTTCAGCCGATGGGCAAGACGTACAAAATTGCTGCGCCCTCGGCAAACACGGCTGTCACGATTGCCATTACTGCTGACAGCCCTTGTAATCAGTATTATTTTTCAAACCACGAAGCCGCTGGTAAAGGGGCATACGTTCGCATTAGCGAATCTAATGTAGCCGCTGTGTTGCCAGATAGTACGGGGCAATACACGATGTTAGTGCCGCCAAGCACTCGTGTCATTTTTACTAGCGTTCAATGTGGCCCGACAAAAACGGTTTATGTATCGTTAATCGGGGAAAACAATAACTCTGAAGTGTATGTGACTCCGGGAGAAGGACTATGAGAACTTACATTCTTGAAAGAGCAAAAGAACCGTCAACATGGCGCGGCATCCTGTTATTTCTGACGGCTATAGGTGTGCCGATTGCACCAGAGTTGGCGAATAACATCGTGACGGTAGGTCTTGGTTTGGCTGGCATCGTTGGGATGGTGACGAAGGGATGATTAACAGCCGCAGCTTGAATGACTTGCTACCACCGGTTAAAAGCCGTGTTGAAGCGTTCATAGCGGCTTGTAATGCTGATGGCATCGATTTGTTAGTAACCAGTACCTATAGAGACAATGCGAGTCAAGACGCGCTATACGCGCAAGGTAGAACAAAACCGGGAAAGATTGTCACGAACGCAAGGGCTGGTCAAAGTTTTCATAATCATCGTTGTGCTGTTGATGTTGTGCCTATTGTGGCTGGCAAACCGAGATGGGATGTCAAAGACGAAGTTTGGCAAAAGATTGGCAGCAAAGGCAAAGCCGTGGGTCTGGAGTGGGCAGGGGATTGGAAGCGGTTTAAGGAGTACCCGCACTTCCAATACACGGGGGGATTGACATTAGCGCAATTACAGCAGGGAGCAACGATTGCCTAAGAAAGAATACAAAGACCCCGCAGGGTTCCCGATTGAAATGGATAGGCCGATTGTCTTTTCTGAAGGCGATTGGAAAGAACCACATACTGAACTTTCGATTACTGTTCCTGCTAAAGAACTTGGTCTTGCTGGTGAAGGGTTCTATAACGTGCCGAGCATTTACGGCGGCGTGATGTATGACCCGAAAACGCAGTTCGACATCATCAAAGAGAATGTTCAGAAGCAAGCCCAAAGCGGCTTTCGTTTTCCCAATTTTCCTTCTGTCGAGGAAGCAGAAAAAGCAGCGCAAGCCCGTAGTGCCTATTTCAACAAGGTAAAAGGTGATATGTTGAAAGAAGCGCAACGCAAACGTCGGCAAGAATTGATGTTGCAGATGATGAAGCGGAGCAAGTGATGTCTAGGAACGTAAATCTCTCTGTCGGCAGGGGCGAGAAGCTGTCTGTCAAGGCTGGTAGTGGCTTGACCGCTAAGGGTCGCAAGAAGTACAACCGTGCTACCGGCAGCAAACTAAAAGCCCCGACCAAAGACCCCAAGAATCCTCGCCACAAGTCGTTTTGTGCGCGGTCTAAGTCTTGGAAGGGTGAGCGCGGCAAAGCAGCTAGACGTAGATGGGGATGTCGTTAACTTCAAAGGAGATGTCATGAAAGGTATCAAAAGAGCAGTCGGCGCTACGGTGCGTTCTTTGGGTGACAAAGCAGCATCGGCAGGTTCGCGTCAAAGCGAGGCCAAAAGCGATTCCTCAAAAGCAATCGGTCGCGTGATGAAGGATGTTGCAACCAGAGCTATGCGACCTGCCCGTCGCGGAGCAAGATAAGATGAGCGACGGACTATATGCAAACATAAACGCTAAACGTGAGCGTATCAAGCGTGGTTCAGGTGAGCGCATGAGAACAGCCGGAAGCAAAGGTGCGCCCACAGACGCAGCGTTTAGAAAGTCAGCAAAGACGGCGAGAAAAGGTCGCCGTTAATCACAACTAGGGGATAAGTATGGCGCATCCAGCGCAGATGGCGTTCGTCGTTCGTCTGAAAGAAAAGTTTCCAGAATACTTTGTGCGTCAGGCCGTGCTAGAGATAGGTTCTTTGAACCTGAACGGCACAATCAGGCCGTACTTTGAGCAATGTAACTACATAGGGGTGGACGTTGGCCCCGGCCCCGGCGTTGATGTGGTTGCCAAAGGTGAAGACTTGACCTACACGGACGGCTCATTTGATGTGGTGTGCAGTACGGAGTGCTTTGAGCATACGGCTGCATGGCCTCAAATCTTTGCCAACATGGTGAAGTTTGCCAACCATCTTGTCTTCTTTACTTGCGCTACAACCGGTCGCCCTGAACATGGAACCAGCCGCTGCAACCCGTGGGATTCGCCACACACCGCTGGCGACTATTACGCCAATGTCACCGAGGCTGATGTGCGCGAAAAGTGCGATTTGAGCGAATTTGTGGCTTACGGCTTCGAAGTCGATGAACAAGCGCATGACCTCTACTTTTGGGGCGTTAAATCGGGCTTACCACCCCCCAAGAAAATCTAGAATTCCACATTTGAAACATCAGCAACCATATACCACTCAACGATGTAATCCTTGAGTTCGGTAAGACCTTCGCCAGCGAGGATGCACTTGTCGTAAGGCAAAACACGCCAGAACTTGCTGACCGTCATTTCTCGGTCTTCTGTGTACCCGTTAATGATGAGGACAGTATGGCTAGGAAGCCTTGAGAGGCTTTTTAAGAGGATTTCTTGACCCTTGCTGACCTGTTCCCCGTCCCGCTTCCATTCGGCGACCAGAAAGCTCCCTTTGCGCTCATAGACCATATCCAGATTTGACGGAACCACCTTGCCAAGCAGTCCCGTCAATTCTGTGAAGTCGATATGTGCGGCGTAAAGGTTTCTCATGCAAACAAAGTTTCTTGAATTAAATTTTGTTTGCGATTCCAAAATGTTAATGATTGGTGAGACTCTATCCGTTCTCGCATAATCATTGCTCTTGCTTCTTTTGTTGGTGGCGTGTAAGTGCCTTTCCAATGTGAATCCAAACCAACATTTCGTCCGATATTCGTGCTGTCAGCAGAGGAAAATGGAAATCTTGTAAAAACGTCAGGATTTAACATTCGCAATCCGTGAATTTTTACGCACGGTCTGCCATGTTTGTCGCATAGAACATTCATGGCCTCACGCATTCTGTTCCACCATGCTTCTGTGCCAATTTGGGCATAGTTCCCGGAACTCCCCAAACAAACCCGAGGAAATGTCTGCATTAAACGCTCTAATCTATCCAGACTTTCATGCAAGTGCCAAACCGGTGCGCCAATCCACGGCGCTGTTTGTTTCCAAGGCCATTCATCGATAAGGGCATCATTTGCATCTTCATCCCCGTCAATAACGTCAGGAATGACAGCAAAGTCAAAAGAGGGATAACGATGTAATTCAGCTACCCATTCGTAAAAGTCTGTCCAATCCATCACGGGCTTGCCAGAACGCCATGCGCTAAACGCGCCGTTATCCAACGCAAAGGACTGCGCGACCTCCAAAGCAATCGTTAGTTGGTCTGAATGCGCGTAAGACACAAACGCATGACCGCCTGAAATTGCTTTGACTGCCGCTGTTGCTGGCGTAATCGGCAAACCGTGATAATGAATCATGGGGCTTTTAGCAGTCTGCCCTCGAAGGCATACGTTCCGATGTGGCTTAACTCAACCCACGGTGCTGCCCACACCGAAAACCCTGCTTCTCTTGCTTTTCTGCAAAAGTAGTAATCCTCTGACAGCAGTAATTCGGTTTCCGGCTCAATCATGGTCGCAAAGAACTCGACGATGCGCTCCCCGTTGGTCGGGTTGTTCATGTCTAGCACGTTGTTCAGGTAATTCGGCAACTGCGTCCCCATAGCTTCCATGACTTCACGCTTAATCAGCATAAATCCAGTTCCGCCGTTCCAAATCTCGACAGGCTCATTGACGGGAACTGTGACTTCTGGCGTGTAGTCCTTCAGGTTCACGACAAACGCCCCTGTGTGGAACTTCAGTTCGCTATCAGGTACGCCAGCGTTCATAGCGTTTCTGACGGTGTGCCAGTTAATTTCTTTCTTTGGATAAATCCCGCAAATGATGTCTTTGTCGGCTGCAATCATCGGAAAGATGTCTTCAGGCTTAAACAGAATGTCGGCATCAATGAACATCAAGTGAGTGGCTTCTGACTTCAGGAAGTTCGCTGACAGCAGGTTTCTGCCGCGCTGGATAAGCGACTCATTAAACAGGAAGCTAAAGCTGACGTTGATTCCGTGTTGAGCGCATAGGGTTTGCAGCTTTAGGCATGACTGCATGAAATAGCCAAAGCATTGACCGCCATACATAGGTGTTGCGATAAAGATATGTTTGTTCATGTTTTCCTCTGAATAAGTGGGGCTACCGGAAACGATGCCCCGTACCGTTCCTAACTGCGCTCAAGGGCGCTCACCTTCCGGTTGGCGGGGGTCTGGCATTTCTTCAATCACAACGTGCAATAGACCGCCTTTAAGTGGCTCACCACGAATCATCTCAAGGTGGTCTACTTGGAAATCGTCATCAAACACCCCTGCGTGTTCTAGTGCGTCTAAAACAGCCTTGATGCGGTTGTCGATGTCTGTTTTGCGCTTATCTCTCGGACGCAAAACCATTGTGATTTTCAATTTCTTATCCCCGAATTTAGGAATGTTCTGATTAACTACGATGTCTTGTACTTCTTCTCTGAACACCCTGCCAGCCTTCGAGAGTACGGTGCGGCCTCTGAAGTTGCGCCACATCGTATTCATCGATGGCGGGAAGGGAAGTTCAAAAGAGCTTACCAAGGCACATCACCTGCCATTTTGCGTGGTTCTCTTGGCGTGATGTCTTTCGGGTATTGCGCGTCTTTTATCTTTTCTTTGTAGTTCGGGTCTTTGACGTTAATCGTGAACCATTTACCGTACTGACCTTCGTTTTCCCACACCCCGAACTCAATGATTTCACCTTTGTGCATCATTGTGCCTTCCCAATGTGGCTTTTTGTCCCCTTCTTGCTTCTTATAATTCTTTTTTATCTTGCCTTTGCCTTCCAGCGGCACATATTTTTGGTATTCCATTTTTGGTTCCTCAAATTTAGGTAAAAATGCCCCGATGGGCTGTATGTCATGATGCCGCCAGTTATCCCTCAATCGCATCCTCCAAATCCCCGAAGGTATCGACTCCTTGCTTTGCCGCCATGAACGCTACCCTTGTCGGCGCATCCATTCTGTTGATGGTGGCTTCGTTTGCTTTCGCCCATTGCAGGAGCTTCTCTGCTTTGGTTTCGGCATCCATCTTCTTGCTCTCATTGATGCTGGCTACCATGCTGACATACTGGTCTGTGTAGTCTTTCCAGCTTTGGCAATACGCATAGCACGACCCATCAGGGAGATATAACGGGTAGTCCGTTTCCTTAACTTCGACGATTTCTGCTGCGCCCATATCTTTTGGCGCTGCTTGGACAGGCGCACTCTTGCGGGGCGTAAAGTCCTCGGTTTCCTCATCGGTGTAGACACCCACCACACAGCCGGGGAAAACAGTTCTAACGCCTTCAGATACGCATCTCGAACGAAGCATAGCTCTAGGGTAATTACGCCAATTATCTTTGCCGGTAAGACCGATTTTCTTTGCCATATCGAATGTCCAAACGACAGACACGCTACCGCCAGCAGGATGAGAGAAAGTGCCAGATACGCACTCATCGGTATAGGTTTCCCATTTAACTGAACCTCCGGCCTGTTGGAAACGGGCAAGAATCGCATCGGCCTTCAATGCGGGTCTGCCTTGGATAACGTGATAGTCACGCATAGCAATAGCAGGGTGCATAGACTCTGCTTGGCAGAGCAACATGATTGCCATTGCTTCGTCTTCGTTCTTAAAGCCGAACATCTTGCTTTTGGCTGCGACTTCAGCCATTTGTTTAATGTCGTTAAGTGGCACTAATGCGCTCATAGTTCACCCCTTGTTGTAATCATTGCATCTGCTATTTCGTAAGCCAATTTTGCGTTTTCGTAAGCATTCCAATCTAAATCTTCACGAAAATCGTCCATTAACGCTTGTAATGCTTTGGCTGCGAAATAATCTCTTAATGTCATACCGGTTTCTTGCCTTCCGGTTTGCGGATTGTGTTGGTTAGGAAATGCGTACATAGTCACCTCACTTAAGTAGGAATCGTCTAACACCCTGCGTTTCGACCATAAACTTTTCATACAAATCTGGCATTTGTTGTTGAAACAGTTTGGCATCAAAGCGTTTGCTACCTTTGGTGTTTTTCCATGTTGCCAGCACACGCCCGTCAAAGGTAGTGAGTTCAGAACTCCATTGCATGTGGGATTGAAGCGCAGTCAGTAGCTGTTCTTCTTTTTCCTCTAGTGCTTTGATTTGTTCCTTGACGTATTTGAGAGCGTCTGCGGCCTTTTCGATGGGCTGCGGCGCAACGATGGACGTACCCCTGTCTTGAGCGTAGATAATTTTTGTTTGCTCCGTTGTTTCAGGGTCAAGTGGCTGGTTGGTAGCGACAGCACCCCAAAACCTCGCCATATCCTTAATGAGAGTTTCCTTTTGGGCATCAGTAATTGTGAAATCAAACGTCTCAAAATTTTGCCCACCAAAGAGAACTGCGAGGACAATGCGTTCGACCCCGTGAACAGTTGCTTCGTGTACAAGCTGCGCCATATCAGCCGCCGGGATGATGTTCCCTTCCACATCGAACTTATTACGAACATTCGCGTTGTAGTTTTTAGCCTCAACAAGCGTTTTGCCGTCTGCGCTGATGAAGTCAAAGTGTGAGCGTAGCCATGTTTCTTTGGGATGGGTGAGTGCATAGTCAGCATCTTTCAGTTCAATCTTGAGCTTGTCTTGAGCAAGTCTGCCGATGATGGGCTGCATGACATGACCCATCTGGACAGCTTCAACATTGGACAGGTCAGGACGTTCCTTCAGGCCGAGTTTCTCAAGGACAGCTTCGTTGCCGCGCCCGTTGGCTGCTTTACGGCTGTCGCCAGACCACCAAGCGGAGTTACGCACTTCAGGTGCGAAATCATCTCTGTTATTCATCGTTTCATTCCCCCATGTAACTCATAGCAAGTATGAGATGCTTGATAGCTTTGTCTCGACTAGAAATTATTTCGTCATCCCTATTAGATTGGTCAGACATAATTTCGATAGTTCTTTTCAGCCGTTCACATTCTCTCTCTAATTCTTCAGCATACATTTGCCAATCAAATGTTGTGGTTGGTTCATGTTTGGATGCTTTGGTTACTTTTTTGGTAGCCATGATTACCCCTTTTGGTTAGGAAAAATGTAAGCCCTCTGGCTTACAGGCTTGATATGGCAAACGCATAACAGATGCGAAATCTGTTTTGGGTTTACCGTCAACGTAAGAGAAACCGAGTGATGGGTGTTTGCAAATACGCTCAGGCGAGTAGTGTTTGCAATCAATGCAGAGCTTTGCTTCCATGATGTACCCCTTTATTAAGTTAGGAAAGGTATATAGATTAAAAGGTATAACTAGGGTTAAGTCAACAACTATTTAAAACACTACTTCGTAGGTATGCTTGATGGTGAGCGAAACTCAGCCATCCTCAGACGGTTGACCGAGTTCCTTTAATGCTCGACGGAGCCGCGCATACTCGCCAGCCTTTCGCTCAAGGGTGCTGGCTTCGCCGCCCTTTCCGGTATCTCAGAGCTTTCCCACAGTACCGGCTATCCCTATTCCCTGCGGTTGAGTCCCCCACAGAATAGCGGTTGATGAAGGCGAAAAAAAAGGCCGCTTACTACTGCGTCCGGTGAAGGTTCCCCTCAATCGATGGGGAGACAGACGCATGAGTAAACGGCCTTAATTTCCGGTTGACCTTCACATCAACAAGCCGAAGATAATCTATCTAATCATCTGGTGTCAATACCAAATACATCACATAACACGCACCCGCGAGTACCATCAATCCAACACCCATAAATCCCCCTGCGAATAGTAATATCAAAGTGGCAAGTTCAGGGCTTGTCACAATTCACCCTTCAGGGCTTTTTCAGCTTCAATTTCGGCAATGGGTTTCCAGCCGAATTTGCGCCATGTGCGCGTGACATCGGTTTGCGTACTTGGAACCCATTCACGCCCCTCCAGAAGCGATTCCACAGGCTTTACAGTCGCACCCAATACCTGAACGTCATCCAAGCGCGTAGGCGGCTGGAATGGCCTGTACTGTTTGTCGAGCTTTTCCATCATCATTGCTTCCATTTCGATTAACTTCTCTTTGAGCTTACCCATAACACCCCCTAGAATTGATTAAAACGGCCTACAGGCCGAAAAAATAGGGTTACCGATAGTCTGATAACCCTTGATAGAAAAACGGCTTAAACGGCTAATTTTCTTTTGCTATGGCGTGACGATTAACCGCTACCCTATCCGCAAAAGAAACAGGGTCAATTTCAATAGCTTCAATTACTTCGGGATAAACATTCCAAAGTGCGTTTATTAGCTGGATATCAAGTGCTGAATGGTGTGGGTCAATGCTAAATGGTTTGTCTAAACGTCTAGCCCATGCTTCAGCTAGCAATTCATATTGATACGCTGCATCCATAATTAACCCCTCACTTGTTGGTTGAATTGTTGCAAATAAGCAAGAATAGGAACCGCTTGATACTTCGATTCGTTTAGCTTGCCAATGATTGCTTCGTTGAAAGTTTCGAACAAAGCCTTGTTTGTGGCTTTTTCAACGATAACCCATGATGCAGTACGCAAAAGTGAACTCATAACCCCTCCAGAAACGATTAGGAAGCCTTTACAGGCGATTTTTAGGGGTTATCCATAGTCAGATAACCCCTAAGACAGAAAACGGCTTAGAACGGCTTAATCAGCCCAAAAAGCATCTTTGCGTTGATAATCTGTCGGTTCGTTTAATGCGTGCCACTCAAGCCAGCCGTATTTTTCGTTTCGCTTTGCTATGTCATAAAGAATGACATCGGCGTGTGGCGATTTAAATTTAACAATTTGCCCCTCGAACTCGGGTTTGCATAGCTGCGCGTTGGTTCCGGTTTTCATAATTTAATTTCCTCAAAAAGATAACAAAACGAAAAGAAAAGCCCAAAGAAATAGGAAAGCTACAAAGCCACCTAGCATTTCAAGAATTGTCGTTTTCATGCTTCCTCTTCCTCTTCATTTTCCTCTTGGTAATGCTCGGCTATTTCGTACCAGTTGACATCGGCCAGAAATGCCATTGCATAGTCACGCCCGATGCCGTCTTCTGTGCTGCTTTCGATTAGTTCTTCCGCGAACTCTTTTGCGCTTTCGGCAGTCCAGTAACCTTCCGCGCCATCAAATAGCTCAAGGTTGACACGCCAAGTAGCGTAGTTAGTCCAGCCGTTATAAGTTTGCTTTTCCATTGTGTACTCCAGTTAGGTTAGGAATCGGCGTTAAAACACGCCCCTAAGCCCGATTAAAGGCTTAGAGTCGGGCTTTATGCTTCAGGGTGAGGGTTTTCGTATGCGCTACGAGCTACCGCTAAGAGCATTTCAGCCTCATTGTCAGTTAGCCCGAAATAGTCAGCAAAGCCGCCGATAGTCAGGAAATCATTCACCCAAACCATATAAAGGTTTGTCAATTGTTCGCGTGTCATAGTAAACCCCATAAAAGTTAGGAAAGCCGGTAACTGACCGGCGGCAGGTTTTGATTAAAAAATAGGCCAATTCTTTACTTGGCGAATTACATCGTTCTCAAGAATTGAGAGTGTTATTTTTACGCCCTCAAATATTGACGGAATTGATTCGATGCAATCGTCAATCGCATAGTTCAGGCTTTCGCCTTCGCCATAGCCTACTTCGCTATCTTGGTAAATCGCGGTAACTTGAATCATGGCTAACTCCCTTTAGTTTAGGAAACATACAGAGCTGTGTAACTCTGTATAGGTCTATTATAACGATTAAAAGGATTATGGCAAGTGAATACATAATTGTATTTTTAAATTGAAACACTCTTTCCTATAGCTATATAAATATATATATGTATGTATAGTAAATGGTAGTTATATATTAAGACCAACAAACAACTTAACTATTTGGTAATGTTCTGTTATAGGCAACACTCTGTCCTCTTGCTAGAACGATATTTACATATGGGTAACAGCTTGCTCATACGTTATCAATTCCGCATGGTGTTATCAGCTTGTTAGTTGCTAATTTGGACTATTGGGTAATGGGCAAGATTGTCAGTCTGTCATCGTTGCAAGGTTGCCAACTTGAATGGGTTTGAAGGGCTGTAGGTGCGCGCCCCTCCTTTCTA